TGAAATTGCACAGCCTGATTGGTAACATTTCCTGTTGCTGCTGCCACAGGGTTGGACGAGTTATTGGTGTCTCCTTCTGCATATACAGGTGTTATTGTGAGAATACAGAAAGCGATGTAGTAGTAGAGTTTATTGTAAAGTTTCTTGTGGTGTCCCATTGTTCTACTAATCCAGCTGATCTGGAGGTTGTTTCTAGTGTCCAAGGTAGAGTTGTATCTGTTATGGTAAATGTAGTACCACTAGCTGCTATATCAGCAGAGGGTGTTACATTAGATCCATTCCAAGTCTTTACTTCAGCCCCAAAAACTTGACGCTGTTCTACTTCGGTTATAGTCTGTGTGGTTGTGGTCGTTGAGTTCATCGACCCTGTTGTAAACTGGGGCGTGACAGTATTAGCATATGCACCTGCAGGTAGCAGTAGCATAGCAATAAATAATTTTTTCATTGTTTTGTTTTTTCTTCTTTAACCTTCTTACTATTACCAGTAGAAAGACCAAATGTGGCCAAAGCTCCAGTAAAAATCGAGGCTACGAATGTAATATCGGACGATGCACCTAAAGGTTTTTTGACCATAGGTAACTCAACATAGTTAAGAGTAATGATAAAACCAGACCAAACAACAACCCCTAGACGTACTATTGCACCTAGTATTGCCATTTGTTCATCATGGTCATCTACATTTTCTTTTATCTTTTTTAAGAAACTTTTGGGTTGTCCTTTGATGACTTTTTCTTCTTCCATTTATCAACTTTACCTTGTATAAACTTTTGTAGTTTTTTCTTTATGGTGTCAAAAAACGGTTGAGCAAACGTAGTTACAGCTACGGCAGATACCGCTGCATAGCTTGCAGCCACTACTACCTCTGTGGTAGGTAGTGGTACATCTATGTTTATCATTGGTATGTTTATGCTCGGTGCTGGTTGTTCCGTAGTTTCTGTAGCCTCTGGTTCTGTACCTTCTGGTTCTCTAAGATCACTAGGAGGCACTACCAAAGGTACATAACTAGGAACGTCAGCAGTAGGTAGTGGTATAGATATTGTTTCAAACTTTTGTGCTGGTGGTAACTTTATGGTGGGTAATTGCACTAGCTCTTAGGATACTTGTCTTTAGTAATTTTAATAGTAGCTTTCCAAGCATCTATACCTTCATTATAAATTTGATCTAATTGTTCTGCAATACTTGGATACTCTGCTCTTCTTTTAGACTTATAAGAATCATTCTCTAGATCCCAAGCTGCTTGCATTGCAGCTAATCCGTCAGTACATTCTTTTTCAGTAGGTTTAGAACCTCCATCATGCACTATTAAGTTTGCATAGATTTTATTTTTTGAATCACTCCAACCAAACCATTGTCCTAGTCTTACAGTAATAAGATAATCTTCAATGTGTGTAGGCCTCATTTTAAGTCTCTCCTAATTTAGTAAATTGAAACATAGATTGGTTCTGATTGCTGCTTCCTATTAAAGTTGAGTTAGAATTTGAACCTTGAACAGCAAATCTAATTTTATGTGTTGAAGTATTTGTAACATCAAACATAAACTGACAGTAACAACTTTGATAAGCACCACTATTAGTCAAGTTGGCGTAAGCATAAGCTGCAATATTATAGGTACTATTATCTGTGGTTGATCTAATTTCTATTTGACTCCAATTAATTTGGCCACTAGTTGTAATCCCTCCATTAAATTGAATCAGATAAATTCCAGTTGAAGGAAATGTAAAAACTCCAGCATTTTCTGACATACTACTACCTATGCCACCATAACCATAAGTATCAGATATTTCAAAATTTTGTGTTATATATGTTCCGCCACTATTAGTGCTAACACCAAAACCTGCAGTAATCCTCCAAGTTTGTGCCATTGTTATCCCAGCAAAATCATACGATAAGTTAGAACCGTCTGTTTTTAAAAACTTACCAGCATTGCCAGATTGAGAAGGTATAGGGTCTACTACACCTTTTGCTACGTAGTTCCAGCTTGAGTGGGCTGTACCACCAGTTGAAGGTGCATTACCTGTTGAGTTTGCTACGCATATATACGTAGATGTTATATTAGAGTCTGTGTAGGCTACAAGATCGTCAACTACATATGCAGTAGAGTTGTTGTAAGTACCTCGCCAGACTTGTTTGATTTTGCCTAAATCTATTGTTGCCATTTTAAATTGTTGCGATTAATTTACCGTTTGCATTTACAGAAAATGTAAATCCTGTAGCTGCAAAAATAACATCCTCAAAAGCATCAAAAGCTGTACCTGATATGTTATCTGCACCACCGTTTGTGGTAGTGACTATTAAGTGTCCGTTAGCGTCTGTGTTAAAACCATACACTTCTGGAGAGGATACACCTGTTAAGTTTGCTCCGCTAACTGCTGGTAAAGTAGAAGGAAATCTAGCATCTGGTATAGTTCCAGATGTTAAATTACTAGCACTTAAGTTTGCTAAATCTACAGTTTCAAAAGAAGGATCAGCACCATCATTAGCTCGTAAAAACTTACCGTTGTTACTTGATGTACCGTGTTCTAACTTAGCTAAAGATACAGAATCATCAGCTAGTTTTGAACCATCTATGTTTGCAGCTGTATGTAAGTCAGCGTTTACTAATTCGTTGTCTTTTACACCAGCTGAATTTATTTTTGTTAATGCCATTATGTATCTCCTAATTTCATAACTGTAAGTGATGACATAATCGTATTTGCTTCACCAAATACACGAGCTTGTGAGTGTTGATCTTGAGCAGTGACTTGAAATTTTACATTACTTGTATCAGTTACGTCTAATAAATATTCTGCTGCTATTGCTGCATAATTTGGGCTTTGCGTAAGACTTCCAGTAATATTAACAACTCTAGTATAAGTAGAGTTATTTGTTGTTACATTAAATCCTAAATTTAGAAAATCCATATCAATAGAAGCATGCTGGAATGTACCTATAGCAGATAAATGATAAATACCAGTAGAAGGAAACGAGAAAGTTCCACTATTATGGGTTAAACCAGTTCCTATACTACCAGCACCAGTATGACCTACAGCTTGCCAAGTATTTAAAGTAACGTAGCTAGTAGATAAAGTTTGATGTGAAGTGGTTTTCCATTGTTGAGCCATTGAAAGTCCACCAGTAGGTAAACTAACCCAACTTAAATTTCCTGACCCATCAGTCATTAATACCTGTCCAGCACTACCATCTGATGTAGGTAGTGTAAACTCAGCTGCACCAGTTCCAGTGTGCTGTAGTTTATTTGTCTGTATTTTACTCATTATGCTCCTACCTCTATAAGTGTAATTCGTGATGTAGCATAACTACCATCTGCTACTGGCCCATAAAAATTATTAGAACCAGCAAGTCTAACTAATCTTACGTCATAAGTAAGGGTATCACCAACAGAGTATGAAGGGGCATCTACATGGTGTAATCCAAAGCTATCTTGGTGATTATCCTGTGCATTTATTGTTACAAAACCGTGAGTAGAGTGTCCTATATTAGTACCTCCTCTAAAGATACTTATAGCACCAGAAGTACCACCAATAATGTAATAACCACCTTGAACTAAAATTAAGATTTTACTACTTGCAGCTACTGGTGTAATGTTTAATGTTAATCCTGTTACATAATAAGTACCTGTATTAGAAGAAACAGTAATCCTGGCATTTTGTGACATGGTTTGCATTTGAAGTAACTTACCAGCACCACCAAAACTTAAATTACCAGATCCATCAGTTTTAATAACTTGGTTTGCTGAACCGTCAGCTACAGGTAACTTAAATGCTATGTCAGCGTTACCTGTTGTAGAAGCTGGTGCGTCTAGAGCGACTGAACCAGCTGTTGAACCATTTAATTTTATTGTCATGCTGCTATCTCCGTAACTGTAATTGTACTTACACCTTTCCAACTACCCATCCAGTTACTTTGGTCATAAGCTCTATTTATAAAAGTTGTTCCGTGTTCCCCACCGTCTCCACATTGAATTTTATAAGTCAGTTCACTTGTTGAATTAGGAGAATCTAAAAAAAGAATAGGAGTAGTAGTAAAAACATGTTGTCCTCCACTGCTAGTTCCATGATTTACACCCATTTTTGTTGTAGCTAGTTGTCCATTAGCGTATGTTGATTTAGCTATATCTGAACCATTTCTTTGCAACCAAAGACCTCCATGAATTGAATCGTGGGTTCCTGTAACCATTGCTTGCACAAGTATTTTACTTGTAGTTGCAGATGGTGTAATTTTTACACACCAAACAGAACCGTTGCCGTTTTGATCTGTACCTGGAATATCTGCTTTATTATCAGTACTCGAATGAGTATCTGTTTTTGTAGTTGATTGTACTTGAAGAATTTTACCTGTTGTAACACTATTTGCTAGAGTTGCTGACGTTACTGTACCAGCTGGTAAACCACCAGAGGATATACCTGTGATAGTACCATTTCCATTAATTTGTATTGGCATAATTAAACTATTGTATATGTACTACCCGAAGGTACTGTTACAGTTGCACCACTTGCTATCGTAATTGGCCCTGCACTAAAAGCATTTTTGTTTGTGCCTACTGTGTAGTTGTTGGATATAGTTTGTGAGTTTTCATAAACACACCCATCAGCTACTGTTGATGCTAAACCTGTAAGGTTTGATCCATCTAAAGCTGGCAATGTACTAGGAAATCTTGCATCAGGTATTGTACCAGATGTCAAGTTAGACGCACTAAGAGCTGTTAAATCTACAGCAGCCCAACTAAGGTTTCCACTAGAATCAGTTTTTAAGAACTGACCATTGACTATATTATTAGGTAAAGTTAATGTATAACTTGCACCTGCACTATGAGGTGGAGACTTAATTTTTACACCATGACTTTGTGCAGAACAGTTTAGTTGTAATGTACCATCATTACCTCCAGCACCACGTACTTCTACAACACCTGTGCCATTTGGTTCTATTTTAACATTACCGTTAGTTGTTGATGTAGTGACTTTACTAGATTGTACATCTAAATCACCTCCAAGTTGTGGTGAGGTATCACCAACTAACTCTGTATTTACTTGAGCCCAAGTCAAACCACCTGTGTTACCAGATTGTGCAGATAAAAAGTATCCATTAACTGGACTATTACTTACCTTTAACTTAGCTTCACTTACAGAATCAGAAGTTAATTTATTTTCATTAACTGTGTTATCACTAGGCGTACCTATAGATGTAGCTGCACCAATTAAAGTTACAAATAAACTAGATCCACTTGGAGGAGCTGTACAGAATTTAATTCCGTTAGTTCCTTCTACATAAAATCCTTCATTACTTGCGTTATATGTTCCAGCATTTGGTTTCTGTACAACACCGTTAAGACTAACTAATAGTTGTCCAACGCTAGTAACAGCAGCAGCATTTGTACCATCTCTTAAATCATAAGAAACGATACTTCCGTTAAATGTAGGACTACCAGATGTTGCTCCATCAGGAACTACTGTTAATAATTTAAAGTCTCCAACTGAAGTAACCGCATCATATTGTGTATTACCTAAGTCATAAACTTTCATTATATTGGCAGATGTATCAAACCATAAATCACCATCCTGTAATGCAGAACCATCTGGATGAGATGAAGGTGCATTTGCACTTATTTGATACCTGTCATTGAAATCATTAACAAGTGTTTGTGCATTACTAACACCTGTTGTATCTATAACAGTTCTGTGAAATGTATATGTATGTAGTGTAGAGGTTGTTTCTACTAATAAACCGACACCAGCTGCTATTGTTGCCCCAGCCGTTAAACCATTTATTGTTACAGTGTTTCCAGTACCAGCTCCGTTTGCAATAGTAGCAACACCGCTACCATTAGCAACAAGGTTAGATGCTAAAGCCTTAATACTAACAATAGTTCCAGCACCATCATTAATGTCTGGGTTAGTTGTAGGAAAACTTGTTTCATTAGCTATAGGAGTAAATCCTCCAACCTCTGTAACTAGCTCTACTACTCTTTCATTAACAGCTTGAGCTGTAGGTAGCTGTACATCAGTTGCACTATTTCCAATACTTGTGACAATACTTTTGCCATCTAACAAGTTTAGTTCAGTTGTAGATGCAGTAATACCGTCTAATGTCTGTACTTCAGCAGAAGTTAAGTCTGCTAAAGAACTTGCAGTACCGCTACCCATTGTAGCTAATTCTGTTAGTTCGGCATCTAATGGTTGCTTACCATCTATTTGTGACTGTATTCCAGATGTAATACCAGCTGCTTGGTTTAATTCTGCTGTAGTTGCAGTTAAACCATCTAATTTATTTATTTCAGTTGCGTTAGCTGTTACACCATCAAGTATATTTAACTCAGATGTTGTCGATGTAACACCATCAAGTATATTTAATTCGTTTGTTGTAACAGTTGCACCATCTAATATTGATAATTCTGTTGTTGATACTCCATTAATTGTGCCAGTAGTTGTTATATTGTAACTGCCAAAGTCAGGGTTAATCTTTGTGCCATCTATAGCTGCACTAGTATTAACATCTGCATTTAATATAGCTCCATCTATAATCTGTGTAGATGATATGTATGGTTGAGGCACACCATCTATTGTAGGTTGTGTACCATTAAATATAGCATTTTCTATTTCTAATGCTTTATTTCTAGCATCCTGTGCTGTAAAGTTAGATTCAGTAGATGAGTTATTAAGATCTGTGGCTCTTATGGTACTGCCACTTGCAAAAGTTGTATATGAACTGTCTGCATCTCTTGTTCTACGTTCAATAAATACTACTGCTCCTTGAGGTAGTGCAGAGTTGAACGTAATGGTGTTATTATCGCTGGAAAGTTGGTAGTTATATAAAGTTGTACCTGCTGAAACTGCAGGGAAGTATAATCCGTCTGTGTTGTTCACCTGTGGGTGACTAGATTGTGCAGTACTACCAGTAGACTGGCGTA